GTAGAGTTTCAGAAGTGGGCAGACATAGAAGCAACAACAATTATTAGTTGGAAATCAGTTGAGTAAGGGAGTATATAATCAAACTTATTTTGACAACCACCCCTCTGAAAAAGAAAGAGAGGGTGTTTTGTATGGCGTTATATTAGTAAACCAAACCACATTTGAAAGAGAATGTATCAAGGTGGGTATGGCTAGTGGTAAGGATTGGCGTCATGTAATAAAACGAAGTCGTGGTTTTAAAGGCTATGATTTAAGAATACAAAGAACATACCACGATACTTTATACAATGTGTGGAAGTGGGAACAGAAGCTACACGAACTGTATAAAAACGACAGTTATAAACCAAAGGTTAAGTTCGGGGGACACACAGAATGCTTTGAAATTTCATCGCTTATTCTTCGGGACTTTCCCAAAAATAGTTCTTGACATATGGTTATAATTCTTATATAATATATATACATTTTAGGAGAATAGAGATTGAGACAGATAGTACCGCCAACACAATGCCCTGCTTGCAGCTCGGTATTAGTTTGGATTAACGACCAACTATTTTGTCAAAGTTCTACCTGCAGTGCTACATCTTCCAAGAAGATTGAGCATTTTGCAAAGACTCTCCGAATTAAAGGACTAGGCCCAGCTACTATACAGAAGTTAGGTCTGTCCAACTATCACGACATCTACTCATTCACCCAAGAGCAGATGTCTTCGTTACTGGATTCAGACAAGTTAGGTGCGAAGTTACAAGCAGAAATTAATAACTCAAAGACTTGTGACCTAACAGTTCTACTTCCAGCTTTTTCGATACCGCTGATTGGTTCAAGTGCTTCCCAAAAATTAGCAAAACAAATCTCACATTTAAGTGAGATAACCCCAGAGATATGTAGCGAAGCAGGTCTGGGCCCTAAAGCGGCGTCGAGTTTGTGTGAATGGTTAGTTGACAATTTCAACTCACAACGATATTATGAGTTACCGTTTTCTTTTAAATTTAAGAAGCCTAAGCAGGTCAGTATTATTTCAAAGGGAACAGTTTGTATATCAGGAAAGCTAAGTAGTTATCCTACCAAAGCAGCCGCTCAAAAAGTATTAGAAGAAAACGGCTATGTAGTTAAAACTAGCATTACCAAAGATGTAACCATCTTAATCAATGAGAGTGGAATACAAAGTGCAAAAACCAAACAGGCAGACGAAAAGGGTATAACAATAATCGAAAACATTAAATCATTTATAGAGGAAATATAAAATGGCATTACCAAAATGGACAGACGAAAGAACTCAATCTTTAACAGATTTCGTAGGAAGTGAGTCACCAATATCTCAGGCAACTGTTGCTCAAGCAGCTGAGAACTTAGAAACATCAACAAGAAGTGTTTCAAGCAAATTGAGAAAAATGGGTTTTGATGTAGAACTAGCTTCAGCATCAGCTTCTAAATCATTCTCAGATGAGCAAGAAGCAACTCTATCAGCATTTGTATCAGACAACTCAGGTGTCTACACATACGCTGAGATTGCTAGTAACTTTGAAGGCGGACACTTTAGTGCAAAGTCTATTCAAGGAAAAATCTTATCAATGGAATTAACATCTCATGTTAAACCAGCTCCTAAAGTAGAGACTGTAAGAACTTACACTCCTGCTGAAGAAGAAACTTTTGTGACTATGGTCAACGGCGGAAGCTTCGTAGAAGAAATCGCTGATGAACTAGGCAAATCAGTTAACTCTATCAGAGGAAAAGCTCTTTCTTTACTAAGAAGTGGCGACATCGGTGCTATACCAAAACAGAAAGAAACTAAAGGCTCATCAAAAGCTGACGTTCTTGCTGATATGGATATCACAGATATGACTGTAGAGTCTATCGCTGATGAGATTGGCAAAACTGTTAGAGGAGTTAAAACTATGTTGACTAGAAGAGGTCTACAATGTGCTAACTACAACGGCGCTGCTAAAAAAGACATAGGTTAATCCCTTAGTTCTTATTCCGTGAGGGGCTTTCCAGTCCCTCACATTTTTTATTATCTATTACTTTGGGAGAAAGTAAGTGAATATTGCATCTGCACTATTAAAACAAATCATAGTTCAAAATGACATGAACACATGGTCTAACTTGAAGGAGAATTATCTCCCTAGTGAGTATCAACCTGTGTTTGGCGCATTAGAAAAGCATATTGACAATTACTCTGCCCTCCCAGATTTTGAATCTCTAAAGTACGAGATTCGAGACCGTTCCATACAAGAAAAAATATTCGCAATCGAAGCTGTAGAGGTCGAAGTAGACGCGTGGCTGCTACTTGACTATCTCAAAAATGAGTATGCACAAATCGAAATATTAGACGAATTAGATAAGTATGTAGATAGTACTGTCGCACTAGCGTCAGCAGAAGAAAACATAGAACAGCTACAAGAAATAGTTTTAAAAGTAAGTGATAAAGTAGATGTAAAACCACCCGAAGAAAGTATGGAATCTATCTCTCTATTTGACTCCCAAGAAGAACTTGGCAGATATGTGCAGTTAGGATTCAATAATGACTTCGACTCCCGAATACAGTTCTCTCCTAAAGACCTTGTTATGGTCGGTGGTAAGAGAGGTGCAGGTAAGTCTGTAACTTGTTGTAACATAGCAAGTACAGTTTATAACAAAGGTAAGTCTGCTTTATACTTTACTATAGAAATGGATAGTAGGTCAATACTACAAAGAATATGTTCCATTTCTACACAAGTTCCTTTCAATAATTTAAGGAACAGACAACTAAGTCCTGACCAGTGGAAAACTGTAGCAGGCTGGTGGGCGAATCGTTTTGAGGGTGGTCATGAACTACTACCTAACTTTTATAGTACAGGCGACTTCGATACCTTCCACAAAGATTTAACCAAGCTAGACCTAGACAAAGGTCAACAGATTGATGTTATATACGACCCTAACCTAACTCTAGGCAAAATACAAAGTGAACTAGATAAGAAAGTAAACCAGCTAGACATAGGTGTAGTAGTCGTGGATTATATTAACCAAGTCAAAAGACACAATGCACCTAGCCGTTCAGGTCAATATGAATGGACAGAACAAATAGAAGTAAGTAAGAAACTGAAGACTTATGCCCAAGAGTATAATACTATGTTCTTTGCCCCGTACCAAACTGATGCGACAGGCGAAGCTAGATTTGCAAAGGGTATACTAGATGCTGCAGATGCAGCCTTCAACTTAGAGACATGGGAGAAAGGTTCAGAAGTAGTAACCTTCTTCAATACTAAAATGCGTAACAATGAAATGCTAGACTTTACTAGTGTTGTTAATTGGAACACACTTACAATCGGACCTCAGTCTGGTATGAATCCTAAAGAAAGAGAAGCTATGGAAAGTTCAATGAAAACAGGCGAGGACATGTACGACGACTAATGATATTATATACAGAAGCACAACTACAACACGCGTACATAGAATTCGTCCGAGA